GTCAAGTACTCATCAAGACTGACGACATTGCAGCTGACGCACTTGTTGCTGGCAAGACTGCATCAGGTTCAACTTGGACTGTCACGGACGCCGATCCGACTTCGTTGTTCAGCTCCTTGTACGACGCCGCTCGAGAAATCGCTGAAGATTCAAACTTCTTCCCCACACACTTGTGCGTGTCGCCCGATGTATGGGAAAAGTTGGGCAAGCAAACCGACGCCGACAAGCGTCCAGTGTTTGGTTACAACGCCAACGGCATGATGACCACCAACTCAATTGGTAACGTCTCTGGTCTCCAGTACACCAGCATGAATGTTCTCGGTTTGAATGTCGTCGTTGACAACAACTTCGCTTCCGGAACCATGCTTGTGGTTTACGCACCAGGCTTTGAAATCTACGAATCAGGCCCGCAATTGTTGAGCATTGACAACCCGAGCACCCTTGGCAAGAACCTGAGTATCCACCAGTACTTCGCCACCTTCGTCGCTAAGTCGAGTTTCATTCAATCAATCGTCATCGCCTAACTACTAGCCCGAAAGGCGGTTAGCCGATCATGGCTGTATACCAAGTCACATTCCACCAGCGGTTGGATAACTATGCGGTTGTCCAAACGCTGACGGAACCCGATGTTGCTGTTGGGCAGTCAATGACACTCGCTAGTTTGGGTCACGGCCTGAACGGCGCTCATGTCATTTACGATTTGCCGAGTTACCTTTTTATTGGCGTTGATTCTGAAGGCGATCTCCTTTTTGATGTCAACCAACCGATCCCCAACCAAGTGTTGTTTTATGACGAAGGCGACAACCTTGACCGCTCAGCTGCAATACCGCAAGGCACCCTGACCTATACCGAAACTTGCACTTGGGTCACAGGCCCACAAATTGCGACATATCTCGGAATCACAACTAGCGGTGACGAGACAGCCTTTTTGGTGCAGGTCGCTGCAGCTGCAAACTCGTTCTGTTTCCGCCGACGTCAAGAGTCCGGCTACACGGATCAACTGACTGTTACGCCTGGTGGAGATGTCACGCTCGGTACGCTCATGTACGGTTCCGCTCTTTATCGTCAGCGTGGCTCGGTTGACCAATTCGCATCGTTCACAGATATGGCGTCAGCGCCCACCGTAGGGCTCTCAGGCATCGTCAAACAGTTGTTAGGCATCAACAGACCACAGGTCGCCTGAGATGGCTTACACGGACTTCCTGAACGAGGCGCTAGATGATCTGGTCACTACTCTCCAAACTATTTCGGGGCTTAGGGTTGTTAACGATCCTCGCAATATCGCTCCACCTTGCGCTTTTGTGGATGCTCCATCCATCGAGTCGTGGAACGGCAACATTGTTAAAATGACATTCCCTGTGACCTTAATCAGTAACGGCCCTGGCAACCTTGACGCACTACGCCAGCTCCTGTCGCTTACTTCTCAACTGGTCACAAAAGATATTGCGGTAATGAGTGCATCACCAAAAGTTGTTTCTGTTGGTGGCGCTGACTATGCCGGATACGAACTTCTCATCCCACTACAAGCACAGGATTCATAATGGACAGATATGTAATTACAAGTACTCGAGTCGGCGAAATCGGCACAGCGTTTGTTGCTGGACCGTCTGACGACATTGATTGGCTGCTTGAAGGTGGCTTCATTCAGCGTTCCGACACTCACCCGTCTAAGGGTGCTAAATTGACCGTTAAGCCCGACGCACCAACTTCAAAGAAAGACTGATCGTCATGGCTACTTCGACATACCTATCCAATCCAATTGTTTCTATTGGCGCTGTTGATATTTCGGATCAGTGCACAAGTGCGAACTTGTCGCAAAAGATCATGGCTTTGCCTGACAATGCGTTCGGTTCTACTTCAACAAGTTTTACGGCCGGTTTGCAAGACAACACCTTGACCTTGGAGCTCTACTGGAGCACGGCCAGTAGTGAGACTTACGCAACTTTTAAAGCTCTTGTCGGAACGAAAATTGCGTCAGTAACCATCAAAGGAACTTCGGCCGCTGTCAGCGCAACAAACCCACTTGGCACCTTGGCAAACTCATATCTCGAAGAACTCCCTGTCGTGTACTCGCTTGGAGAATTAAGCCGTTGCACCATCGTCCTTCGTGGCGGAACTTTTGCCTGGACTGAAGTCTGATCTAACCAAACCTAAACAAAGGACCCGACATGAAACTAACGATCCGTTTTGACATCGGCTACGGACCTGCCACGATCACGACAACGCTTGCAACGCTTGTCGCATGGGAACGCAAATTCAAAATGAAAACGTCTGACCTTGCCGACAACTTCGGCATGGAAGACATGGCGTTCATGGCTTGGCACTCAGCCAAAGTTCAGACCGAACACGGCCAGTCAATCCCAGTTGAATTTGACTCGTTTGTTAACAAACTTGTAGAGATTGAGATCGTGAGCACTGCGTCCGCAAACCCTACGAAAGCGGATCGCACCGCCACTCTCTAGCCCAACTGTTAGTCATAACTGGCTGGTGGCCACCTGGTATAGACTTTGATTCAGACGACCTCTCGACAGTCGCAAAGATCTTAAAAGAGAGGTGAACCATGTCAATGCAAATACAGGGACTTGAGTCCACTCTCAAAGTTCTTAAAACGGTGCAACCCGAAGTTCAAAAGCAGTTTTTTAAAGACGCTAAAAAGATTCTTAAACCTGTCGTTGATGAGGCAAAAAAGTTGTATCCGTATGGCGACCCAAATAAAAAGAATGGCGCTTGGCCGTCTGGTATGAGTCGCACTTGGGCACCTAGTGGCAGACCGTTGTTTCCTTACTCACAAAGCACCGCCATTCGAGGCGTCAAAATTGAGACGTCATTGTCAAAGAAAAAGGACGCGATTCTCAGTCTTGTAAACAAAGACGCTGCAGCTTCAATTGTGGAGTTTGCCGGCACTAATTCAAATCGTCTTGCAGACGCTCTTAACGGCTGGTCAGAGAAGCCTCGAGTGATGTGGCGTGCATATGAGAACAACGCTGGTTCAGTTGAATTACAAATGAAAGTTTCGGTTGATGAAATTATGGCGTTAATTAACCAGGTAACAAAAACGGTGGTGGTCTAATGGCTATTCGAATCCCAATCATCACTGACCTGCAAGACAAAGGGATAAGGGACGCCAAGACAGCCTTCGGCAACTTTAAGACTGCCGTTAAAGACGCTGAAGGCGGTTTAGGAAAGTTTAAGGCTGGTTCAAAGGCTGCTTTTGATGGTGTCAAAGCGCAGGCTGGCAACATGGCCCTGATGGCTGGAACTGCCATTGCTACTTTTGCTATTAAAGCAATCGGAGATTTCCAAGACCTAGCGATCGCTGCAGGCAAATTTAGTGATGCCACTGGTTTAACTGTTGAAGATGCTTCAAAGTTTATGGAAGCCGCCGGGGACATCGGCGTACCTGTTGACAAACTTGAAACTGCTATCGGCAAATTAAACCGAACTATTGGAGCCGACCCTGACAAAGTTCGTGACCTTGGCGTAGACCTCGTATATCTAAACGACGGATCGTTAGACGTCAACGAAACATTCTTAAACACGATTGACCGCATTAAAGCAATTAAAGACCCTGCAGAGAAAGCCAAGGTTGCCGCCCAGCTGCTTGGCAAAGGCTGGCAGGACATGGCCGAACTTATTGAAATGGGCGCAGATGATCTCAAAGCCTCACTAGACAGCGTTGACGATTCAAAGATTATTGACAAAGAGGAAGTTGACAAAGCCAAAAACTATCGCGCCGCTATGGATAACCTCAAAGATTCTTTTGAGAAAATGGCTATAAACCTTGGCGAACGTCTCATTCCTAAAGTTGCTCAATTGCTTGAATTGCTAGCCAAAATACCTGAGTTGATGCGTGGTTCTGGTGGCGTCGTTGAGGATGCTTTCTCAGATGCAGACTTGGCAGAAATGGGCAACGAGGCTGCAGCTGCACGAATTGAACTTAAAGCCCTAGCCGATATGTACGGGGGTTATTACGCCAGTCGAGTGCAGGGTGCCAAAGACGACACCTACAAACTTGAGGAACAAATGCTGGCACTTGAGGAAGCGACAGCTGCAACCGAGGAAGCATTCCAGGGTCTTAAGAACCAATTGAAACTTGACAGTGCAGTTGCAGACGCTAAAGGAATGCTTGACCAGCTTAAAGAAAAAGCGGTTGAGGCGTTCCGAGGTGCTGACGGTGCTTTAAGTGAATACGAACAGGGCCTTATTGACGCCAAACTTAAGATCCTTGATCTTGCCGAAGCCATAACTTTGACTGATTCGGAAAAGAATCGGATTCGAGTTCTTGTTGATACTGGCCAACTTGAAAAAGCTTTAGCCATGATTGAGGCGATTGGGAATACCGAAAAGTTCAAAAAGTTGTATGGCGGTACTACCGATCCTTTTGCGGCTATTGCTGGCGCTAACACATTTGATTTTTCGGGTTTGCAGTTTCGTGCTAACGGCGGTCCGGTCATGTCGGGCGGTTCGTACATTGTGGGTGAGCGTGGGCCCGAGTTGTTTACGCCTAGCACGTCTGGCAACATCACTCCCAACGGGGCAATGGGTGGCGGTGCCAATATTACGGTCAATGTGAACGGCGGCGACCCCAACAGCATTGTTAGAGCCTTACAGCAATATGTACGCCAGTCAGGTCCAGTACCAGTTAACACTAGGGCAATGTAATGACAAAAATAAGGTGGCGTTTATTAAACAACAGAACTTCTACATATTACGAAGACATTCTGTTGTCAGCGTCATACAACTACGGTCGACAAGGATATTTAGATAATTACCCTGGTTCAAATATCAGTATCACTATTAAAAATCAGGCTAACGAATCGGCTAACTTTCAGTTAAACGACTGGTTAAGTCTTGTCGGTGAACTAGGCCCCTATCAGGCTTACAACCAATCGTTTTGGCTTAACTCAATAGACTTTCACGATTACCCAGGCAACATTGGTTTGTCGACAGCAACGCTTATTGCTAGTGACGCTATGGCCCGTGTTGGCCGTACTTTAGGAAATAGTGCAAGTCTTTCTGCCGGTACAACTGGGTCACAAATTGACGCTATGGACACTAAACCCTCATGGCCACCAAACATTGTAACATTCGGCAATAACACAAGTTCTCAGGCTTCAGCCGCTACCGTAACTTCGTCTTGGAATAACCAAATAAATCTGTTGCAACAGACAGAAAAAGGAATTATCACCTGGTCAAATAGTAGAGATATTATCTTTCAAGGCAGGGCAGGACTAAGTACCTATGTACCACTTGCACCAATCCCATTAGGTAGAACCGCTTCCGCCGCTTCAATCGGTTATCAAACATTTGACCGAATTGGTTATGGTGAAAGTTTTGTTAATAGTGCCGAAATTAACCCTGTAGGTTTAGGAACATTTACTGGCACTAATGCAACTTCAATATCGTTATACGGTCAAAGTGGCATAACACAGTCAACCGTTGACGCTAACGCAACACAGGGCCAGGGCAACGCCGATTGGACAGCCTCAGTTTTATCTGACCCCACAGTTTTAAGATACCAATGTGGTTTTAATGATGTTTCACAAAATGAAACAGGTTTACTAGCGTTTTTGCAAAATGTTACTGGCGTAGGTTTTTTTCCATATTTGGTTACAAAGTTAACTTTTCGGGTACCAGGCGCAGGTAGCGACACTACAGTTGATGTAGTTGTAGAGGGTTTCTCATTTAACATTACGCTGGAAGAAACCTCATGGGTTTTCTATTTGTCGCCGTTGGTTTACTACCAGTTTTTTACGCTTAACTCATCAACTTTAGGTATTTTGGACACCAGTCGACTGGGCTGGTAAAGGAGAAAACAACATGGCTATTAACCCAAACACAGACTTTTCGTCGGGCGCAGTCCTGACGGCGGCACAGCAGAACCGTTTCCCTCGTGGGGTGATGGGTGCCGTGTACCGCACCGCTGGCGACTACACGATGAGCACTACTGTTGGCGATGTGACAGGAATGTCCATTACTTTTACAGCAGTTGCTAGTCGAACATACAAAGCATCGTGGACAATTAGCGGTTACAAATCAACTACAAACGGTTGGGCTGCCGTCTATCTCACTAACAGCGCCAACACTATTTTCGGTTCTGTTTACAACACAGCCTTAATTTCGGGTGTCGGCTATTTCAACCTTTCAGGTTTTACTTACTTCACTAACTTGACTGCCGGATCACAAACTTTAAAATTGCGTGCACAAATTGAAAATGCGGCAGGTCTAATAAATGCGTCAGGCACCAATCCTGCTGTTTTTATGGTTGAGGACTGTGGCCCATCATGACATTCAACCCTTCCAAAGCACTCATAGCCCTAGTTGGCTTAATCTGCATGACCGTTCTGATCGCAGTCGGCGCAATAGACCAAGACCAAGGTTTACCAATTATCACAATGATTGTGGGCTACTCAGTCGGCAACGGCATGGCGGCATTATCCAACAAACCAGTGGAACCAATTATTCGCAAGAAGGAACCCCAGTGAAGTTCCCTGTACTGCCCATCATCATGCCGACCGACCTCACAGGACAAACAAACGGCAAAGTTGACAAAGCAGTCCTACGCACAATCCAAGCACCAGCAGGATCGTTAGAGAAACACGCTGCAACAGCATGGAATTGTTTACGCTTAGACGCCTACTTCAACAAGCTGGTGTGCAACCAAGTCGGCGCATACCGGACCTACGCAACTCAACTAATTATGTTCAAGGATCGTTACTCGACTACGGACGGTGGCCGTGTGCCACAAGTGATCCGTATTTGGGAAGGCAAGAAATGGTATTTGAAGCCAGGCAAAAGCCCTAGTGCTACACCAGGTCACTCCGACCACGGTTGGGGATTAGCAATAGATGTTGCTAACTGTGGGCTTAATTCACCTATTTGCAAATGGTTGTTAGGTGACGGTTTCAGCACTTGTAAAGCTCTTGAGTACGGTTTTACTTGGGCTGTTGCAGAACCAACTAACCCAAACTTTGAGGCATGGCATCTGCAATATGTCACGGGTGATACATGGACCCCAGCGGTAGAACGCATGATTGAGCAGTTCCCTAGCCTCATTGCGTAGTGCCTTGACAAGCACCGAGTAGAGTCGGTAGACAGTTCCCGACTTCAAAACCCGACTAATGGAGGAATCATGAACGTACGTCGTTTTCTAGGTTTAGCCCTTTTCACTTATTTGATGTGTGCAGCTCTGGCGGTAGGTGGTGTTGACTCGACTGATCAACCCACTACGACTGTTCGCTCTACGATCGCTTTACAGGATTTAACGCCCCAACAGCAGGCGGAACGGGTAGAGGCGCTCACAGAGCCTTCTACGACTGTCTCACAGCCTTCCACAACTGTTGCTCCTGTGCCTTACGAGACTAATTGTCAGGAATGGTTCCCAACAGCAATTTCGGTTGGCTGGCCCAATGACACTGAGACCCTCATGAAGTTGGGTCGCCTGCTTTGGAAAGAGACCAGGTGCCTGAATGTCAGTTACACGCATCCACAGTTCAACGGTCATGATCACGGAATCGCACAAATTAACGAAATCCATCGTTCTTATGTAGAGCAAGTTTTTGATATGCCGATGGAAGAATCAATGAGCGACCCGACACTGAACCTCAGGTTTGCTTACCTGCTTTACTCAGACATCGCCGACAAGGGTGGTTGTGGCTGGAGGCCGTGGCGATTGTGCTGAACATCAACCGACCCGACTGGCAGATCAAGGCATCATGTCGAGCACTACCGTTAGACCTATTCTTTCCGTCCAACGGTGTTGAGTCATCACGAAACCTCAACGTTATTAAGCCTTTTTGTGATGCGTGTCCGGTACGGGTTGAGTGTTTGGCTTGCGCTATGAGTCACCCAGACGAAAAAGGTATTTGGGCTGGCACCACCGAGAACGACCGTCGGCGGATCAGATCCAAGAATTACAACGATCGCAAAGCCACACCGATGGTTTATAGTGATGGCAAGTACCGACAAGTAAAGGACCCGACATGATCGACAAGATTCAAGAAATGACTCTCGCTGTTTCTAAAGCCGAGATAACGATGAAGGCAGCGGCTTGGCAGATTGAACGCCTGAGCGACGATGTAGGAATGCTCAGGAAAGCCTTGTTTGAGTTGGCTTATGTTGCTGAGGAGAACGGTATCTATTTGTCTAATCTAACTAAAAGCACGCAAGACGTCATTGTGGCAATGAGGCTTGGTGGGTTCAAGTGAACTGCACACAATGCGAAAAACCGTTTACCACTGCCAGTATCAGGATGCGTACTGAGTTACGAGGAATCTGCATTTACTGCGCCAAGGAAAACAATTTTGCTGGCATGACATTGGAGGAAGTCGCTCGATGCGTGTCATTTCTTAAAGCAATAGAGGATT